TGTGTTACGCGCCTGTATTGGTACTCTTAAGTTTCCTGAGATAATTGGTGGAGCATCGATTAGTGATGTTGCCTCACCTAGAATATATCCTGTCATTTCAGTAGTACCGACATCTCTTCCTTTTGGAGTTACCTGTACTTTGAAAAATCCTGTATCGCTAAAATCAAACGTAATAGTTCTAATTTGATAACGGCCTGAGCTGATTGCTAATCGCCCTCTACCTGTATCTTCACGCACAAACTGTGGTGACAAAATATAAGTAGATGTAAAAGGCAAACCTATAAATACATTAGTTACGTTTGCAGGAACTGTGTATGTACTTCCTGTTGTATTTGTTGCCTCAAGCTTGACACCTGTAGCAGTATCAACAGCAACTAAACCTGTCTTTGCTCCGTATGGCGAAGTAAATGTAGATAAGCCTGTGGCTGCATCATAGGTTGCTCCGACAGATGCTTTTAAATCTAAATAAACTTTAAATGTTAATCCTGTGTCATTAAGATTTTGTAAATCAACTTTGTATAATTTTGTTGACTGTCCTTCGTTAGCCAAAACATATAAGAAACTCTCTACACTAACTGCTCCTAATATTTCTGCTCCAGCAAAAGTCCACTTTGACCAAGCAGTCTGTACTTTCTCTCCTTTATCAAAGAAGTATTTGTAAATATAAATTGTGTTTGCGTTTGTAGGATTTACATTTTGACCAGCAGCATAAGGAGCTGTGTTTGCATTGTTGGCATCGTGGCATAATACAAACAATGTATCTTCAATACTGTTACTAATTATTTGAAAAGCATTCTTTGGTATTAACGTTTGAACAGCAACAGTAATATCAATACCATCGTTTGTTAGTGTATCATCGTCTGCATAATATTCTCTTATGGCTGTATTGTTGTTTCGAGATTGTGCAAAGTATGCAAATCTTCCTGCAGCCACAGGTTGCACAGCATCATCGTGTTCAAAGGTAGAAACTGCATTCAGTATTGCAGTTGTTGGCGTAATGTTATCGCCTGCAGTATCTAACTTAAATTGTTGTGTATCAGAAAAGAGTAATAAGGTTTCATTAAAAGCAACAGAGTTCTTTAGTGTGTTTACCTGGACTCCTGATGCTGCAATGTCAATTGGGTCTGTATCTAATACTTGCGTAACTGTTGTTCCGTAGAAGTTAAAGAAACCTCCATTCTCCGTGAAGATTAAATTTTCACCAGCTAGAATGCCTAATCTGTTTTTGTAAAATGTTAAGTTCTGTATTGGTTGCCCAACAAATGATGGGTCTGGGTTTGTGGTTGCATCACCACATATACGTTCGTTAAATGTTAGTTGTTTAAATGTAAATGTTCCGTTGTTGTTATTTACCAATGCGTGAGGCATTTTAGTGTTATCTAAACCAAGTGATGTTGCTGGCGCTATTGTTTCTGACCAAACACCATTACCTGCAAAGTTTACAAAGTAATCGGTAAGATTATCTCCTTCATCTCCTGTTACTTTTATTTTTACACCTGTCTTCCCATAATATGGAAGTCGACTGAAGTCTTGGATTTCATCTCTGATTACATACATTGCCAAGTTACCTTGACCATCAGAAGTTTCTACGGAGTAGTTTGCATTACCATCTGTAGGTTTGCCATAAATTACAGAGTCATAACTCTCAAACGTAAAGTACGATGTAATACCTGAATAGTTTGCAAGGCTTTGTGTTCTGGATACAGTTGCACCACTTGATGCATTAATTGTTTTAAATCCTATTTGTGATGCAGCAGCATTCCAATGTGTACTAGAAGTACCATTTAATAAAATATCTTTAATTTTGTTTGTATCACGAAAGGTACTGTCAGTTGTTGCGTCATTACCTGATGGCATTTGGAAGACAACCGCAAGTGGGTTAGCCATACTAGGGTGATTTACAGTAACTTTATATTCAATACCATATTGTGACTTAGCTACATTAATTAAAAACTCTTCTACTTTTGCAGGACTTGTGCTGCCACTAGCAAGAGGTGTGATTGATTTGTTTGCAATGAATGTAAAGTCTGCAACACTAACACAGTTAAAATCTTCTCTTGGGTTAGATGAAGTTAGATAAGTTGTACCATTAGGTGTTGATACAGGATACTCAGTTCCTGCTAAGTCAAAGACACGAACACCTTGGTTGTAAAATGTAACAATAAATCGAGAAGTAGCATCTCTATCAATATTCCAAAACTTTATAGTGTTTGGAAAGACGTTGTTCTGGTCAAGAGTTGCAACGTATTCTAGCGGAGGTCTTTTAGTTAAACCTTCAACAATATTGTTTTGATAATTAATCTGGTCTGTACCCTGATTAATACCTCTCTGTGTTGGACTTTGTTCACTAACACCATTTAAAAAGTTAGGAATAGTTTGTGAAACTACAGGCATTAGTATGTCCTTCTTGGAACTCTGTTAATTATTGAGAATGTATTCGCATCCCCTTCTAATATGTTTACATCTGCTGAACGACTGTCTGCTTGTTGGAAAGCAATGTATGCTTCTTGTTCATCAGTTGCAGCGAGCTGTGTGAGTTCACCATCACCAATAGTCCTGGCCGCAAAACGTCTTGCAGCTTTTGCTGTAATATAGCGTCTTGCATATTCTGGGAGGTGTTCAAATTGTTGGACTAAAACTACATCGAGTTCTTTATCAGCAGTAAATATATCTGTGTGATTATCGAGGTCATACAGATGACCATTACGCATTACCCAATTGTAAGAACGATTTGCAGATGACGCATCAGCTTGAACACAGTTAGAAGGTAGAGGTATTTTACCTGTGTCATCTACACTTACATTGTAGTTGTAGTGTGTGTTGAAGTTCCAGCCCATGCTTTGCACGGACATAGAAGTTTCGTTTAAAAGATTGATAGCGATAGATACATCTGTTGTTGTACTTCCTGCTAGAGTGTTAATCGGAGCTTCTCCAATTACACTAAGCATAGTGTTAACAGCTTGTAACTCTGTGGTTGGTGTGATTTGTGTTGCCATAATATAAAAAAGAGAGGGAGAAATTAATCTCCCCCTCTATTAGGATTAAGCTTCCTTAATTCCTACTGCACTTTCTGGGCGAAGTACGCCATGTCCCATAGCGTATTTAGCTACCATTAAAGTACCTTGTCTTCTTATGTCGTATTCAGACTCGACAGCTAAGTCCATAAGCTTAACTGTACCAGCAGCTGAAGGGTGACATACAAGAGCAACGTAGTTAGCAAGGTTTACAGCTTGAGGGTTTGAACCACCCTGAGTTGCAGAACCTTGGTCTACTCCTGAGTTCACGTTAGAAGAAACAAAGTGCGGAGTTGGAACTAATTCAATTCCAGCAACTTTGATTACTTTTCCGTCAGCGATTGAGCCTGCACCGCTAAAGTCAACGTTAACAACGTTTGTGCCGTTAGCTAACTTGTAATACTCTTCAGTTCTTAGGAAACATTTTCTGCCTTCCTTTGGAACGTAGTTATCATCAAGCGCTTTAGCAGCGTCAAACAATGCGTCAATCATTGCGTTTGCAGCAGTTGCATCAGTTGCACTAGCGATGTTTGCATCGGTTAGTGTAGTTCCTGCGCCGTAGCCTGAGTCGCCTACGTTTGCAGAAGCTAGTGATGCTTGACCAATAGTTTGTAAGATGTGCTTATCTTTTTGGAAAGCCAAAGCTCTTCCAATTTCTTGAGAGTATGCACTTCTAACATCCCAATGGTTTTTTGCTTCTTCAATGTTCGATAAGAACACAGAAGAAACTAGAAGGTCATTAACAGTAATGACTTTCTCGTTGTGGTTTACGTCTGAACCTGTGATTTCGGCACCTGGTGTATGATAAGCAGCTTCCACTCTTCCCATTACAGGAAATGTAGCAGACTTACCATTAGAGATTGTTCTCACAGTCTCTGCACCTGCAGTTACTGAAGCTCTTTCAAAAGAAGTTAAAACTTCTCCTGCGAATACTTTCAGAAACAATGCATCTTCCGAACCAGCAGCATTGACCTTACCCACACTTACTGGGCTTGCGTTTGCCATTTTTATTCTCCTTGGTTGGATTGTTGTTTAAAGAAAGCCTCCACATAAGTTCAGCTCATAATCAAGATTGTCCTCCTCAGAG